CTCCTTGATGCTTTCCTTAGTCGCATTCGCGCTAAGCGTTACGACGTCAGCACCTCTGCTTCCACTGCTGGTGCTGGCAGTCGGTTTTGGTATTTCGCCAAAGACCTTCGGTTTTCCCCAAGTCTTCGCGAGCCAAAATCTAGCGATGTTTATACCATGGTCGACGTTGATTATTATCTTCATCTTCCCAGTTATTGCGATGGACACGATTTGCTCCTCAACACTTTTTATCCTCATAAAGTTGCTGATAGATCAATGAATGGCCATTATTGGTTCAATGCAGACAACACCGTCACCTACGAAGTTGACGGTGGTGCCGTGTACAACCATGCAATCTGGAATTTGGATGTTGATGATCTCACAGTTGATCATTGGTGGGGCTCAGCTTCCTACCTTGTTGAACATTGCCAGATTAACGCAGACCGCCGTGTCGTTTACTTCAATCACATTCGCAACGTTTATGGCCCGCTGGGTTGGTTCCTTCCTGGAGCCCGCTTGGTCCGCCGTTCCGTCGTTGTTGATGGTGTTGCTCGCATTAGAGATAATGATGATATCCATCTCGCCCGCGCTGGCTCTCGATCGCAGATCACTCTTCCCGAATCTGTTATTGATGCTACGCTGGTGCGTTTGAAATCATCCATTTCACCCCATATCTCTGATGCCGAGCGCATCTTCTCTGCAGCTAAAATCCCTGATGCTGCCAACACTGCCGCTGTATTTTATGATGTATATTCATTTTATTCTGCGCCTTTTGCCCGTAATGTGAACCCGCGTCCGTTTTCTTATTCACCTATTGGCCCCATTGCTACCGAAGATGGCAAACAGACCATGCGCCCCGTTGGGACTGCTATGCTCTCTGGTTTCTCTCCGGTTCGTGGTTACAATAGTGAGCATTCTACGGTTTCGAAGCGGATCTTGGAGGTTGCCAACAACAATCCTTGTCCTAGTGATTGTTCTGGTTATAAGGAAGAATTCATCGGAATGATCGTCCACGTGCTCGGCTGCTCAGCTGTTCCCGACGATTTTGAAACTTATCGACTCAGTCTCGACAACAACACAGCCATCGCGCGTGATATGGATCGTAATGAGACACTCTCCGTTGCTAAGGCAATGGCAACTGTGTCCAGCTTCCAAAAGTCCGAAGCGGCGGCTAAGCTCGCACCACCTCGTAACATATCGAAGCATGCAACTTCCCACAACTTTCGTTTGGGTCAATTTGTTGCTGCTGCCGGTCGATTGTTTAAGAAATTGCCTTGGTATGGGCCTGGTAAAACACCCGCACAAGTTGGGGAGCGTGTCGTTGGCATGCTATCCACATCTCTGTTCCTCTTGTCCACTGACTTCACTCGACTTGACGGATCAAATTCAGAGTTTTGCGCATCTGTTTACCAGGACCTGCTTTGTGCAATTTTCTTTGCCAAGTATTCTTCGATCATCGTTGAACGCCTTCAAGCTGAGGGCCGCAGTCGCGGTTTTACCTCAACAGGGCAATCGTATCTCAATGAATTTCGAGTTACTTCTGGTTCCACTGACACCTCTCAAATGGCCAC